AGGTACTAAACCATGTCAAACTGATTTTCAACCAATGTATAACACCCTTTAACATAGCTATAGTTATACTAATGTCAAAGGGGGTCTATCTTGGTTGTAACTTTAGAACTCAATCCAGCCCTGTTGGACAGTCTTTTCCTTGCTCACGTTGAGGTTGGACATGAATTTATCTAGTTCTAACTCTAGTAGTTCTTCTTTTCTACTTCTGATTTCTGTATCTGCATCAGCAGCCATCTGGTCAACCCAGTACTGGACTGCCATAGCAAGTACGTCAAGCCTATCGTCATGGGCTAATGCTCCTCTTACCTTAGTTATACGTGTCATCTGATACGTTAACATGTACTTCATGCCTACATCAGGTGGCATAGACTGTACACTATCATAGTCTTTTTGTATTACTTTAGGGTCTATAACAAGTCTATGCTGATTCATAACAGGCTCTAGGGTGTCAATGATCCTACTTTCCTTCTGTTTACTGTGTCTAACCTCCTCTAACGTACAAGGATGTGTCTTCAGCAGGTAGGGTTTAAGTAGTTCTGTAAACATACCATCACCAAAGTTACTCTCAACAAGTACCATGTTAACCTTGTTTAGCTTTGCTAGGTCTGTTAAATGCTGCAGTGTACTGTCAGAATAACCTCCTGCTACTCCTCCTGCATCTACAACGTACAAGTATCCGTTTAACATCTTAACAACTGCATAAGCTGTCTCATCACTACCTCTACCAGAGGGGTCAATAGCTAATACAGAGCCTTGATAGTCTAACCTACCTATAGTATCTTCTGGAGCATAGAACTTATCTCCTGCAAGTCCTACGTTAGGGATGTCTAACATAGGTTTCATAATACCATACACTATCTTTTCAGGAGCAGTGTCCTTATCACAGCTATATATAATTAAGTCAGACAACTTGAGTGGGTATTTATTACCATCACTTAAAGATGTGTCCAACATGAACTGCAATGCAAAACCTGAACGACCATATGACAGCTCTCTTTCTAGTAAGTCTTCATCATCAAACCTCTTAGGGTCTGTAGGAAGCCCATACACAGCCTTTTCTTCCTTTTGCATACGATCATACAAGATTGGTGCTAACCTACCCCCATAAGCCTTCTCTGCTCGTTCTAGAGTAGGGTAACGACTAGTCCATATCCTCATATCATAACCACGACTAAGCAGTATGTTGTATAAGGACATCTCATTCTGAGGTGTACCTAAGTAAATAATCTTACCATCTGGCTTTAACACAGCATCAAATTCTTTAACAGTCTCATACAGCTTCTCTCTCATCATATGAGTCATAGAATTGTTAGGGACTTCTACGTCATCTGCAATGATTATATCTGCTCTAGAACCTGTAAGCTGTCCTGTGACCCCTACGGACTTCACTGAGGGACTTCCAGAGGCTTTGGCTGGTGCTACATCAAAAGCTATCTTAGACCACCTCTGTCCGTCTCTAGCAACGAGGTGTTGGCATATGGGTAGTTCAACTATGATACGTTGTGTGAATGTTGAGAAGTCATCTGCACGTGCTTTAGAAGCTGATACAACCATAAACTTTAGTTCAGGGTTAAGTAGTAACTGATGTACTACGTATGCAGCAGTGATGTAAGACTTACCTACACCACGAAAAGCTTCTATTATGCTACGTTTAGGACTAGTCTGTAGATAGTGAGCTATGTCATACTGTATTGGAGTGGGTTCAGGTAAGCCTAAGTGACTCCATACTAGGTATGTAAAGTTTCTAAAGTCCTTAAGCTTCTCTGGGATAGCAGTCATTGCATCTTTTCTCCTACATCAAATGGTAGTTCTTTTAATAAACTAGCCATAGGATTGTCTGACATTATAACATCTAGAGAAGCACCATTATCTTTAAGGAATTTAACAGCTACTGATAGTTCACTAGCCGTTGCTTCTCCACTACGTACACGTAGAAGTAACTGTTGAGTTACCTCCTCGTGTAGTTTATCTATTGTTTTTCTATCTGCTGTCATTATGTTTTCTTTTTGTATTTGTCTGTTTTCTTCTTAGGAAATCCAGCCTTCATGTTTGCATATGACTTAGCTGATACTGTACTTTTTGACTTGGGTCTTGATATACCCATCTTTTTTCTCTTGTTAATATTTTCGTAAAGACTCATTTTTTCAACCTATATACTATGTTAATAGCTGTGTTTGCACAGACAGCTAGGAGTGTTAATACTTGTAAGAATATACTTATTAATTCTATTTCCATTATTTAGTTATGCCTTTTATTTTTTCTGCAGTACGTAGTCCACCTAAACCAAGCATACCAAGTAGAACAGTCATAAGACTATCCATGTCAAACACTGGTAAAGCTGGTATTGGTACGTTAAAGTATGCACATACAAACATTGTAGCAGGTGCAAATACGAAATGCCAACCCATTGCAGCTGCTAGTATCCAACCCAAGAAGGGTCTCCAACCTGCAACAAAGAGTGACCTGTGTTTAGCTTCTTCTTTGTTTATCTCTAGTTGACCTTTTGCTAACTCCTGTGCATGTTTTTCTGACATAGTTGCAATCTCATGTGCAATCTTTTGTTTAGTGTCAGCATCAGGGATAAACTTATCTAGTAGTGAAGCAACTGGTGCTATTAAGGCTTGTAGCATGTGCAATCCTTCCTTCTAAATCTAGAGTCAACCCATACCTTACCATAGTAAAGTACGAATAACCATATTGTGAATAGAACACCTTCTGCATACGAAAGGTCATTCCAAGCATCTAGTATCATGTTGTCCATTATCTACTACCATCCTTAATCTGTTTCTTTCTCAAGGCTTTAACATGTTTGGTGTAAAAGTAATTACCAATCTTGCTAAAGAATTTAGATATATTTAACCATACCCATATCATGTAAATCTCCCTTTAGGTAATGCAATACATTTGTATTTCATAGGTTTTAAGTGTGGCATCTCTTGTGAGATATCTTCACGCATTTCATAAACTCTTTCAATGCATTGTTGTTCTGTTTCTAACTTTTCCATAGTATCTTCAAATGTTACACACATCTGAGGGTTTACTATAGCACAAGCTATAACTAATGCTTTGAACATTAAAAACCTCCTTGTAGGAACTTAACCCAAGCTACAATAGCTACTGTACCTACTATTAGAATAGTAGTTACTACTGTTATAGTTAAGTTTCTATCTTTTATACGTTGTTGTTCAGCTAGTTCTTTTTTAATCCTAGCTCTTTCTTGGGCTATTTCACCCTGTAATCTTTCCCATTGTCCTGCTTTTCCATAAAGTAAAAAAATACTACGCAATTCGTTACGCATATCTTCTAGGGCTTCTTTCTTAAAGTGCTTTTCTATGGCTGAATCCTCTGCTAAAGAGAACCTACTCTTCTTCTTTTGGGCTTCTGCATGTTGGAGATGAGCTTCTCCTTGTGCAAATTTACCTATAGCTGTGGAAAGGGAGCTTAAATCTTTACCAATTTTTATTGCACCCATAATAGTTTTGTGCCCAGCAGTAATTGCAGCAAAAGCTGATATGGGGTCAAGCATCCCTGTTCCTTTCTATTTCATAATTATACTTATCATAAGGGCAACTACAGTTATAGTACTTGCCATTATCATTGCTTCTATTCTCCACATACGTTTATCAAGTGCTACAAGTTTGTCATCTACCATTTTGTAACGTAAGGCACACTCCTTCTCGTGGGCATCAAGTTCTAGTTGTACTTGGAGTTCAGGTTTCATTTGCATTTTCATTACCCTTTAATCTCCTGAACTGTAATAGTAGATGAACCTCTTGGTACATTAGATGCACCAGTACCATCTTTTTCACTTCCATTTAAATAAACTTTTCCACCATCTCCATTAAAGTCTCTCATTTTAACAGCATAAGTTGTGGCACTCGTTGTTGAAGGACTGTCTAAAAAACTAAAAGTCTCAACAGCCATATGGTAATTATTTTGCCCACCTACTGACGTAGTTACTGGGTGTCTGCTACCTAACCCACTTGCATTACCTACTGCATTAGTTATAGGAGTTGACCCTTTGCACAACACAAATCCAACACCATTCCAGTTGTGATAATAACCAACATTTATTGAATATGTTATTAATATTTGTGATGAAGTTGAAGATGGTGTTATAGAAACTGAAAGACCAGTAATATCTACAAGATTAGTACCACTAGAAACCACATCTGCCCATGAGTTTTGTACTGCTTGTATAGTCTGCAACACACTCCCAACTGGAAGACGTTCAATGACACTTGCTGAATTTAGTTTTGTCAGTGGCATATTATCCTCCTATCTCTTGTGCTATTAGTATGGATATACCTCTTTCGTGAGAAGCATTGTTAGTATCAGCACTTGTTCTATTAATAAATATATCATTAGTCGAGGTGGTGTGATTAACTGATACGGCATAAGTAATAGCTGATGTTGTATTTGGACTGTCATAATATTGATAAATAGCCATATCAGGTGTAGAAACGTTATCAGGTGCATCATAACCTACTGAAGTAACAGCAATTCCCCCTCGTCTACTGCCTACAAAAGGAGAACCTAACTTTGTACTATCTCTATAAAAACCCCACAACGTATTATAGTTACTACTACCATTAATTTCATGAAAGATATTTGTGGAAAGTAGTATTTTAGAATTAGCAGATTTAGGAGTAATACTTAATGATAAATGACTTGTTGAATCTGATGCATTAGAAGCAATAAATAATACGTCAGTTGAACCATTAAGTGCAAAACTTGCAAAACCAGTTTCTTGATGTACTACTGTCTGCAACACAGCACCTTTAATATAAGGAGTGCCAGTACCACTAGCATCTTGGAGGGTGTCTACTTTAAGAATTGATGTCATGTTATCCTCCTATTTCCATTGCAGTTAGTGTGCTTACTGTATATGCATT